TTATTTCTTGATTATTCCTACACTTTGCACTTAAAACGGCGCGATTACGGGCTTCGCAGTTTCTATTATAGAAACTTTTAAAAATCTTATTACTGCTAAATGCCCGTATTTACGCTATTCGTGTTGTAATAAGAAGTGGTAAAAAGGATAGAAATGTATGTAACTCATATTTTATTCCTATACCACTTCTACACACGATATTCCTACACTTTATACACCCTATTTTAGTTTTTCTATTTCTTCTCGCAACCATTTAGATTCTCTTTCGGTATATATTTTTTCGGTTATATCCGATATTTTATGTCCGACCATATATTTAATGGCATATTCATCAACTTTATATTTTTTCGCCATAGTCACGAAATGTTTTCTGCCATCATGTGGACGATGTTCGGGATTGAGTCCCAACTCTTCTTTTATCTTTGTAAATTCTTTGTGGTAATAGTTATAAGTAAGATTTGTATTTTTTCCTTTACGTGGGTATGTGAATAAATACGGAGTTCCATTTACGACCGCTTTATCATATCTTCTTTTTACAAGATTCTGTATTTTAGAATGTATCGGAACAATTCTGTCCATTCCGGCATCAGTTTTCATACCACCGGTGAAAGTCCAATTATCGATGTTTATATTTTTTGTTTCGAGTAAACAGAGTTCCTGCGGACGCCACCCAGAATAACATTGTATGAGAATAAGGTCAATATAATTATCGTCTGTTAAATTATTCCATAACAAATCCATTTCATAATCTGTGAATGCTATATGTTCATTTTTCACAGTGGTTATTTCTTTTATTGTTTCGTCTGACAAATTAAAAGTCCTTGCATAATTACGATCCACAAGTTCGTATTCAACAGCGTAATCAAGCATCTGGTTAAATAATGTCTTAATTTTATTCTTCATATTTGCATTGGGCTGCTGTTCTTTACCTCGTACCGTTGCGACACCATCTTCGACACAACCTTTTATATGTCTTGCTCGTAGCTCCGTGACTTTCATTGAATATACAGCACTGCAATATTTCCAAGCGGATTCAACAGAATATACGCTGTTTGAGGTTTTCAGTGTTTTGAAATGCTCTTTTGACCAACGTTTGTACAAGTCTTTCACAGTCATAATCGAATCCAAATCATATGGATTTTTATTATACTCAACTAAAGCGGCGTAAGCATCATTATATGTTTTAAAATATGATTCAGGTTTTAAAGGTTTGCAAATTGGTCGACCGACCGAGTTTTTACCAATGGTAATCATGGCTCTGAATGGCTTTCTTAAATTTCGGTTCTTAATTTCACTAATTTGACCAAATCCATTCGGTAATCGTCTTCGTTTATTATTTTTATTACGAGGTTTTCTCGGCTTAGCCGTAGGTTTCATAGGATAACCACAATGAGGGCAAGATATTGCTTTATCACTAACCTGAAGTTCACATTCCGGGCATTGTATTAACATTTATATTCGCTCCTTCTTGATTTATTATTAATAATTATATATAATAATGTAGGAATTGTCAACTCCTACATTCAAAAAAATCGAGGTTTTTATATATGGTTAGTAATAATCAATCAAGCTGCCCCAAATGTGGTGGACAGTTAAAGTATTATGATAGTGTTAAACGGATTGTACGGACGAAAAGGCGTGCTACGAAAAAGGTAATAATCAGGCGGTTGAAATGTACCGGGTGCGGGTGTTTACATAGAGAGTTGCCAAGTTTTCTACTTCCTTACAAGCAATATGAAACCGAAGTTATATTGGGTGTTATTGAGGGACTTATTTCACCGGAAACACTTGGCTTTGAAGATTATCCTTGCGAAATGACCATGTTCAGATGGCGAGCGAAAGCCGATTTGATTTTAGCACATTCAATTTCCACCTAAGTTGTTTTTACAAAACAGTGGTTCTTAACTTAGAATAGAAGTTGAAAGGAGGTAAACGCAGATGGAAGAAGTTACATTTGCAGATGGTTCTGTACCCGTTATGGTAGCCGCCAGAGTTTTTGGAAAAGATGCCTCTTGGGTGAGAGCCGGAATCATAGCGGGCTGGCTGCCTATAGGTAAAGCCACGCGAAACGGTCAATTGGTGACTAATATTGAGGATATGAACTCGAAATATGGAAGGATTAACTTTTATATTTCCCCAAAACTTTTGTGGGAGGAAACCGGGTTTGTATGGAAAGGAGAAAAACGATGAGTACAATGATAAGACCAGAATTATCTACTCGAAGTCGCTACTGGATTGAAAAGCATAGGTATTACGAGCTGAAACATTTTTGTTTACAATATCCGATATGGAAAAAAGCACGTTCTGCATTGGATGGATTTAGCAAAATGCCTATAAATTATGTTCTAACTTCAAAAACCAACCTCATCAGCAGTCCTACTGAAAAATGTGCGGAAGCTCGATTATTTTATTCTGACAGAATAGATATGGTTGAAAAAATTGCAAAGGAAACCGATGATAGTTTGGGAAATTATATTTTAAAAGCGGTTACCGAGGGTGTATCATACGATTGTTTACGAACAAGATTGGATATGCCATGCTGCAAAGATGCTTATTATAACTTATACAGACGGTTCTTTTGGCTTTTAAGTATGGAAAGGCGATGAGGTGATTTCAATGAAAGTTGTAGATAAGGCAATTCGTAAAGTGTATCGATTCAGTTGTCCTAATTGTGGCAGTAAACTTGAAGCCGAGTGTCAGGAGCTTGTGGATATTGGTGGAAAAGTCAGTAAATTCTTTTGCCCTGTATGTAGAAAAGATAGATACATTGGCTGGGGTGACCTACGCAAGAAAACGGTATATGAAGCGGATAATGTTACGCGATAAAAGCATTTCCTATTATGAAAGGAAGTGTTATATATGAGTATGATAATATGTTTGGTAATTGCAACTTTATGTGGAATCGCTGGATATTTTAACACCATACATTATGGTAGAAAAAAATATGAAGAGGGGTTCAGGGCAGGTTACAATTTCAGGGCAATTAATACACATTATTCATCAAAGGATTGAGTCCCAACAAGGGCTCTTTCTTTTTTTATTTTCAGTACGCAGGTGACAATAAAATGTGTTATTCTTATATGCGTATAAATGCGTTGGAAAGGAGGTTAAAAAAGATGTTGTACGTATTTATATTTATCATTGGTATTGTTTGCGGGGCTTTCATCAGTAACTTATTGTTAAAAAAACATAGTATAGGCACTTTGAGAATCGATAATTCTGACCCGGATGGTCCATATTTGTTTTTGGAACTATCAACAAACATTTCATCGTTCAACAAAAAGAAGCAAGTAATACTTAATGTGTTGGACGAGAGTTATCTTCCGCAAAAATAACATCTTCTTTTATGGAACTAAAAGTTTAATATTTGAAAGGAGATTTATTAAATGAAAAAGGAACAACTAAAAGATTTATTGAGTGAGGAAATCAAAACTCAGATTCAGGATTTATCTAAACTGAATCCCGGAAGTGCAGAAAAATCAAAAGCAGTTGACGATTTAGCCACGCTTTACAAATTGAAAATCGATGAAACCAAAATGGAATTGGACTTTGATGAGAAGCAGGCAAGACGTAAAATGGACAAGGAAAACCGTCTGAAAGACGATGCTATAAAAGAGCAGCAACTTAAAGATGAAAACTCAGTCCGTGAACATGACGAGCTAATCAGAAAAGAACAGTTGGCGGAACAGGTTAAAGACCGATATATAAGATTAGGTATTGCGGCGGCAGAGATTATATTGCCATTGATATTCTACTCGAAGTGGATGAAGAAAGGGTTTAAATTCGAGGAAACGGGTACATTTACCTCAACAACATTCAGAGGTTTATTCAATCGTTTTAAACCGACTAAGAAATAATTTACAATGTAGTTCCAAACGAGGAGACGCGTGATATACACGCCCTCTTCGTTTTTTCAGGAGGAAAGAATGCGGTATCATTACGAAAAACCACCTATTTACTTATCAATGTATGGAAAACTATATATTTGCAATCATCCTGTATATGATAGCTGCACCCTATTTGAGATAAATGAGTTGGGATTAGCTGTTATACAGCAACGGTATGATACCGAAACCAAAAGCACTTGGTGGAGTGAGGTTGACCCTTGGCTGACTGATGAATTGTATTTGCACCCGGAGTTTAAAGAGTATTTTGATAAACGAGCGGGAAAATGTACGAACGAACTGTACCCCACCGTTACAATAAGGCAAATTATGTGGGCGTTAAAAATGAAACCTCTTCCAAAACAACGCTGGGAAACGACGTTTGATCGAAGAAATATTTGAAACGCGCGAAATTTACAATGTGTATTATGAGAATCTAACCATTAAAAGGAGAAAATTATTATGGAAAAAACTATCAAAGTAACAGTAGCAGGAAAAGAATATTTTAAGGTTATGGGAATCATTAAAGCTTATGCAAATAATTGTATTCAAACGGCTTTAAACGGCGACCGTAGCGAAATTGAATTTTCGTGTAGCATTTGGAAACTTAGACGTTGCAGACATGATTTAAACTTGGCGATGGCTTTGGGTATCGAAATGATGATTGAGTCTTAACAAAGACTCTTTCGTTTTTTCTTCGCAAAATTTACAAGGTGTATTATGAGAAACGGTTAGCTTAGTGGTAAAGCGACAGATTTGTAATCTGTGGACGTATGTTCGAATCATACACTGTTTCTTTTACTTTTTATACCGATGAAAGGAGAAATGAAAATGCCGATATCCGGTTTAAATCTGCTGTTTGCAGATTATGCAATGGATATACAGTTGCCAAAAGATATTCCTAAATATAGAGATGACTTCAAAAATGCCTGTTATTCCAAATGGGCAGTTAACGAATTACTACTGTATATTATGCGAAAAAAAGAGCAGTCTCCGATTGAATCAACCAAAGAGTTTATAAAAATGGTTGATTTGTTTTCAGGGAAAACCAGAAAAGATAAGGTAATCTGGGGTATTGCTAAATATGTTGCAACGGACATATTGGATATATTTTATGCGATGAGCGAATGAAAGGAGAAACGAAAATGAAAAAAATCGAACAATTTATGTGGAACTCGAAAAAATATTTAAGAAACCATTCGCCGACAATTTTGTCGGGAATAGCGTCTGTTGGGGTCATAGCATCAACAGTTATGGCCGTAAAGGCGACACCAAAAGCTTTGCAGCTATTAGAAGACGCTACGAATGAAAAAGATGATAAATTATCAAAAATTGAGGTTATTCGGATAGCGTCGCCGGCATACATTCCAACGGCTGTTACTTGTTTGTCGACTATAATATGTATATTCGGAGCTAATGCTTTGAATAGAAAACAGCAGGCGTCTTTGATGAGTGCGTATGCGTTGCTAAATGACTCATTCAAGAACTATAGAGATGCGGCGAATAGCGTTTATGGCGATGATGCGGATTCAAAAATCAAAGCTGAAGTAGCTAAAACAACATACGTATCTTGTGATGGTTATTCTATTTATAATCCGGATATGGATTTTGAGAACGAAAAATTGTTGTTTTATGATTTTTATTCTCAAAGATACTTCAACGCTACGTTACCGGCTGTTTTAAATGCTCAATATCATTTGAATAGGAATTTGTCCTTGCGGGGAGAGGTTTCTCTTAATGAATTTTATGAGTTTCTTGGGGTGGCTCCGATTGATGGCGGGGATGATATTGGTTGGAACATGGACTATATGATGACGGGTTGTGGAGCTTTATGGCTTGATTTTGAAAACGAATATACAAAAATGGAAGACGGTATGGAGTGTTTTATAATATCTGCAATTATAGAACCGCTACCATTTACAACTATTGAAGAAGAATATGTTGATTAAATACGCCGTAAAAACAACCGCTATTATGAAAGGAGGAAATGCTTTATGGATAAGAAATGGATTAAAGCTATCGGATTGTTGGCGACCCTTATTACTTTCGGAGCATCATTTGCTACGGATTGGGTTAACGACCAGAAGATGGAAGAAAAAATCAATGAGGGTATCAAAGAAGCACTTGCTAAATCAAAAGAGTCCTAACAAGGGCTCTTTATTCTTGTTAAGGAGGCGATAGCATAAATGAAGACGCGGTTATGACCATACATAACTATATTAACAAAAATCTTTTTACTCCCGCATGGGATTGGTCAGAATATGAATTTAGACGAAGAAGCTACGGACGCTGGGCGGCTAATGAGATTTTAAATCGTGTTATGGAAATGCCTGAAACGGACCCATTTTTTGTGATTCTATATTTTAGATATCAAATGGATGTCTTATCGACTGTTCGAGAGGATTCGGACGCTGAATTTATATTTATAACAGCACGAGATACGGCTGATGAAATTATATCATTATTTTAAAGGAGGTTTGACTTATGTTTGTCTATGGTAATTGGGAATATCATCCGATATACGGAGTTTACACAAGAATCGTATATAAAAAAAGCAGATAAAGATTCTTTTGTTATGGTCGGCAGAGAATACAAATCAATAGAAATTTAAATTATATTTGCGAAAAGGAGAAAAGAAATATGGATAAAAACGCAGTAAATACACTGGAAGACATTCTTCAAATATGTTTTGGCTGTAAGAAACCGTTTGATAAAAGCGGTAATCAAACAGTGACCGGTGTGAAAGCATATGAAAAATTAATAGCGACTGTATACGGGCTGGAAAATATAGGCGTTATTGACAGTGCTCACAACATTATAAAGCAACTTGATGAGATAGTAAGCATCGAATATTGTTAAAAATTGAAAGGAGAAATGAAAATGCTGAAATATGAAGAAATTCGGGAAATATGTGAAGAAAAAGGTCATACTTATATGAGCGAAATCGACATTTACGAACAAAAAGAGAACGGCGATTTTGATGGTGAACCATATGTATATACCTTGACTTCAAATTCCAAATCAAGGGTGAAAATGTGTATGGATGTTTTATTCGAAGCGGTTGAAATAGAAGGGTTAGATAATCGCAACATTCTTGTTAATATTACGTTGTTTAAAAATTGTCGCTATGTTGAAAGTGATGAAGCCATATTTCAAACCCAGATTACAAGAACGGATGAGCCGAGCAAATTTATTGTTTGGGGACATAAAAAACCACACATTTTTTCAATTGATAAAAACAGAAGCAAAATAACACTTGTTGATTTTGAAAAGGAGAATGAGGAAATGATCATATATAAGAAATGTAAAATGATGGTACGCACGGCAAATATACAAATCGGAGATCAGATTGAAATACCTTTAAAGGATTTGGGAACATTTACGGCTACAGCTCATGATGTAATCGACGATGGAATCTTATTTATATTTGACGATTGTGTAACGAGACATTGTATGAATTCTGATGGTACTGCTAAAGGCGGCTATGAGAAATCAGAACTTTGCAAATGGATTAATGAGGAACTGCTTGAACAATTTCCAACGAATTTGAAATCCAGAATACACAACCTCACGATTCCTACATACGGTCAGATTTTCGGACATGATGACTGGTATAATCAAGCTATTACGGCGGATGATGACAAGCAATTATCGCTTATGAAGATAAGAAAAAATCGTATCTGCACATATGAAAATGACACTTGCTGGTATTGGCTGAAAAATACGACGAAGTCTGGTGACTATTTCGCTAATGTGAACGGCAATGGCTTTGCGAACTACAACGTCGCGGACTACGGCGGTGGTGTTCGTCCGGCGTTCCTCTTGTCCTGAATCTCCGCCCCTTGTGGGCGGTAAGTAATGATATTTGAAAGGAGAAATATATAATGAATAAAAAATGGTTCTCAGGTGTTGTGAGGAATGTTCGGACATCAATGAAAAAACATAGTCCTGAGATTTTGACGGGGACAGGAATTGCCGGAATGGTCGTCACTACAGTTATGGCTGTTAGAGCAACGCCGAAAGCCTTGTTGCTTTTGGAAGAGAAAAAAGACGAATATGAAACTGATACACTTACACCTGTTGAAATTATAAAAACGGCGTGGACTTGTTATATTCCCTCTGCAATAGTTGGAGGCGTGTCTATATTTTGTCTTATAGGTGCAAGTTCTGTAAATTTACGTCGTAATGCGGCGTTGGCTACAGCTTATACTCTTTCGGAGACAGCATTAAAAGAGTATCAGGAAAAGGTTGTTGAAACGATTGGTGAAAAAAAAGAACGTGATATACGTGATTCTATAGCCAAGGATAAAGTTAATAACAATCCTGTAAATCAGCGTGAAATAATTATAACCGACAAGGGCGAAACTCTTTGTTATGATTCGTTGTCCGGTAGATATTTTAAGTCCGATATAGACAAAATAAAAAAATCCGTTAATGAATTGAACAGACAGATGCTCGCTGATATGTATGTGTCACTGAATGACTTCTATTATGAACTCGGACTTGATAATACTAAACTCGGTGATGATTTGGGTTGGCATGTTGATGATGGTCTTATAGAGGTGAGTTTCAGTTCGCAATTGGCGAATGGCGAAACGCCGTGTCTTGTGTTGGATTATCAAATAGCACCGCAATATGATTATCAAAAATAATAAACTACGCGAAAAAAACATTGTATTTAATGGAGAAACACCAATTTAAAATATTGAAAGGAGTTCTAACTATGAACGAAAATTTAGAAACGATGGAGCTTACACCTTATGAAGAGGAGAACGAAGAGATTATGGAATCTAACGAGCGTTCCGGTATGGGAACGGGTTTAGCTATGATTATCGGAAGCGGATTAACTCTGGCGGCAATCGCAGGAGGAAAGAAACTTAAGAAATTATGGGATAAACACAAAACCAAAAAGGAACAGTCGGAGGTAATAATTATCGACTCAACTGAAGAGGTAGCTGACGATTCTGAAAACGAAGAAGAATCTAAGTAAAAATTTAAAGTGTTTACGAAAAGAGATTGTGTCTTAAAACAAGGCACTTTCTCTTTTTCTTTTTGTCAGAAGGGAGAAAATAATGAACAAATATTTATACGACGGTCCCGTTATGGAATTTGACACCTGCATTCAGCATCGTTGGCAAGGTTCAACATATGCTGTATCGGAAAAGAAAGCAAGGTCGAATTTGGCATATCAGTATAAACGGAGCAGTAACCGAACGCCCAATACAAAAATAACTTTGCCGGGTAAAATCACACTGGCATCTTGAAAGGAGAAAACCTATGGAAGAATACAAATCAAATTCTCATAAATCTCGTGCCGAAGCTGCTAAACAGGAACGAAAAGTTGAAAAAGTTGTAACGGGAACTGTTAAAGCGAAGAAAAAAGGCGGATTACATAAATTTACGGACGTATTTATTTCTGAAGATGCCGGTAATGTTAAATCTTATATTTTTATGGATGTACTTGTGCCGGCTATTAAGAAAGCAATTTCAGATATCGTAACGAATGGTATTGAGATGATGTTATACGGTGAATCCGGAAGAAAAAAGAGTTCCAATGCTTCAAGAATTTCTTATCGGGATTACTATAAAGATGACAGACGATCAAGAGAACGAAGTTCAACAAGAAGCGGTTATGATTTCGATGATATTATACTTGATAATCGCGGTGAAGCCGAAGATGTATTAAGCCGTATGGACGAGCTTATCGAAACTTACGGTTTGGTTAGTGTTGCGGATTTCTACGATTTGGTCGGAATTACCGGAAATTATACAGACAATAAATACGGCTGGACGGATATCAGAAGTGCGAATGTTATACGGGTGCGAGATGGATATATGATTAAATTACCGCGTGCCCTACCGTTGAATTAAAAGGAGGAAAAATAAATGTATGAATCAAAAGATTTGATGGTTTCACACCCATCTCATTATCAATCCGAGACAGGATTGGAGGTTATAGATGTAATCGAAGCTTTTACCTTTGATTTAAAGGGCATAGAAGCTACGGACACAGGAAATATCCTGAAATATATATGTCGTTGGAATGCTAAAAACGGTCTTCAGGATTTGGAAAAAGCTCAATGGTATTTAACACATCTTATTGAGCATGTAAGAAAGTTAAAAGAAGAAAATACGACTGTTCTATACGCAGACGGAAAGCGTGTAGGCGAAATTACCGAAAGGAGAAACGAAAACCATGAATAAAAATGAAATTATGAAAAAAGTAAGCGGAACCGTTACAAAAGTTGGTTTCAAATTAAAAAAACACAGCCCTGAGATTTTTATAGTAGCGGGAGTTGTCGGAACTGTTGTCAGTGGCGTAATGGCTTGTAAAGCCACCACTAAAGTCGGTGAAATTTTGGAAGAAACGAAAGACACGCTTGATACAATTCACGAAGGTGTTGAAAACGGTGAAATTAAAGGGAAAGAATATACTGCCGAGGACGGTAAAAAAGATACCACACTTGTATACGTGCAAACAGGTATGAAATTTGTGAAGCTATATGCCCCGTCTGTTATTTTAGGAGCATTGTCAATCACCAGCATTATTACATCACACAATATTTTGAGGAAAAGAAATATAGCGTTGGCGGCAGCATACACAGCTGTAGACACGAGTTTTAAAGACTATCGAAAGCGTGTGGTTGAACGCTTTGGTGATGAAATAGACAAAGAACTTAGGTATAATATCAAAGCTAAAACCTTTGAAGAGGTTGAGGTTGATAAAAACGGTAAAGAAAAAATCGTTGAAAAAACCGTAAATGTTGTCGGTGGTGATTTACCAAGCGATTACGCGCGCTGGTTTGATGCATCTGTTACGGGTTGGGAAAATAATCATGACTATAATATGATGTTTTTACGTGCAAAAGAAGCGTGGGCAAACGATAAGCTTAAAGCTGACGGATTTATATATTTGAACGACATTTATTATGAACTTGGAATTGAAAAAACCAAAGCCGGTCAGATTGTCGGTTGGGTCGACAAACCGAATGATCCAAATTATCAAGGCGATGGATTTGTAGATTTTGGAATTAAAACCGTGATGCGTGAAACCCCGGATGGCGGATATGAAGAATCAATCTTGCTTGACTTTAATCCCGATGGAAACATTCTTGATTTGATGTAAAGGGGGATTTTATGAGAAAAGGTATCATAGCCGTCTTTACTGCCATTGCGGTATCAACGTTAAGTGTCGTTACCGCTTTCAGTCCATCTTCTATGCCGGCGAAAGCTGAACTTATAGAGGAAGTTAAACCATCTGTAAACATTACATATACTTCTTTAGGCGTTCCCGCTATAAACAGTTCCTTTAAAACTTATATGGACTATCGAACAATAACAAACAAACTTAGTCCGCAGTATAACTTTATTAAGACTTGGGGCTGGAGCGATAATAACGGTTTTATGAGAGCGAACGGCGAGAGAGACTTAGGTGTCACTGATGACTATTATATGATAGCGTTGGGTAGCTATTATGGTACGGAAATTGGAACGAAGTATAAGATAACAACTGACACGGGAAATGTTTTTTACGGTGTTTTATGTGACCAAAAAGATGATGCTCACACCAATTCAACACATCAGTATGCATTTAATAATGATGTTGTGGAATTTATCGTTGATACTCGAACACTGATTTCTACAGTAAAAAGGATGGGCAGTGCCAATGTGTATATGCCTTTGAACGGAAATATCGCAAGTATAGAAAAAATGGATTTCATATGGAACGGAGGCGAATAAAAATGAGGTTTATATCTTATTCACTTGCTGCATTGGCGAGCATTTGTTTTATAAGCGGAGTTGCCGTTTTATCAGGCGGAAGGAGGTAAATCATTTATGGATGGTTTAGAAGGTATTATCTATATGCTCGATGAAGTTTTGGACACACGGCGAAAGAGACACATTACAGGCGGAATACTTGTGAGTATATCAATGCTGTTTGGAGGTTTAGCACTCACTGTAATGACAATTAAAAATGAAGATGAAAAGAAAAAGGAGGATAACGATGAGCAAATCTATTAACTTTATGTTATTTATATTTGGTGCGGCTGTCGGTTCTGCGGCGACTTGGATGTACGCAAAAAAGAAATATGAACTGATTGCCCAAGAAGAAATTGACTCGGTTAAAGAGGTGTTTTCAAAACGTGAAAACGGTAACACGATAAAAGAAGCCGAGTTCAATAAACAAGAAGAAAAACCCGATTTGAAAGAATATGCTGCGAAGATTCGTGAAAGTAATTATACGAATTATTCCGATACGGACGGCAAATCGGAAACAAAAAGAGAAACCAGAAAACAGGATGAGCGTGATAAAAAGGGTTACTTCGCTTATGTTATAACACCTGAAGAATTCGGAGAATTTGACGATTACGAGAAAATAAGCCTTTCATATTTTGATGACCAAATTCTTGCAGATGAAAACTTGGATATAGTTGACGATATTGAGGAAACTGTAGGCATTGATTCGCTCACTCATTTTGGCGAGTATGAAGACGATTCCGTATTCGTCCGCAATGATGAGAGAAAGTGTGATTATGAAATTCTACTCGATCATCGCAATTATGAGGATGTTATAAAGAAGAAACCGCAATCTACGGAGGTTTGAAATGACTAAGGACGAGTTGAACAATTTATATTTTGAATGGATGTATCAGCTCGTATGTAATGAACGATATTCAAAGAGGCTATCCTACCGAAAGCTATTAATGTATCTGCATACTATTGATTTTAATTATATTATCGGTATGGACGGAAACAGAGCCGAAGACGGGATAGACCTCCGTTATCGTTTTGGTTATGAAGAATCATACGAGGAGCCAATGATTTCTGCTTTTCTTGATGACCGCCCGTGCAGTGTTTTGGAAATGTTAATCGCTCTATCTATGCAATGTGAAAAAATAATGACAGATCCCGACGTAGGAGACAGAACGGGTCAGTGGTTTTGGAATATGATAGTAAATCTTAAACTTGGCTCTATGTCTGATTTGAATTTTGATAGGGGTTATGTTGATAAAAGGATTTCTATATTCATAGACCGAGAGTACGAACGTGACGGCAACGGCGGTTTATTCACGATAAAACACTGTAGGCGTGATTTAAGAAATGTTGAAATTTGGTATCAGATGTGCTGGTACTTGGATAGCATCTTAAAAAAGTAAATCGAAAGGAGGAAATATGAAATGGAAGAGAGTCGGATAATATTAAAATTACACGAGGAGCTTTTAAAAACAAATCGTGATTTAAAATATTTTAAGGATGAATGCGTTCATAAATTTAAAAGGCAAAAAAGAATCAATCACTTTCTCATTTGTTGTTTGATATCGCTTATGGCTAAAACGGCAATAAATAACATTAAAAATATAAATGAGAAAGGAACAGCGGATTCGAAATGATAGACTTTTTGATGATTTCAACACGTAGTACGAAGCGTGGTGTAATAGAAATCTATCCGAAGTTCATTATCAAGAAAAGCTCTGACCTTATGATTAGAGGGGGCGACTTTTACGCCATTTGGCTTGAGGAACGAGGACTATGGTCTACAGACGAACAGGATGCGCTGCAACTGATTGACTATGAATTGGACAAATATGCTCAGGAAAATCGTCATAGCTTTGATGCGACCGTTAAGGTTCTTCATATGTGGGATGCTGAATCGGGTATGATAGACCGTTGGCATAAATACACACAGAAACAAATGAGGGACTCGTTCCATATGCTGGATGAAAAATTGATATTTTCAAATACCGAAACGAACAAAAAAGATTATGCAAGCAAACGACTTAATTATCCACTCGAAAAGGGTACAATAACTGCTTATGATAAACTGATGTCTACTCTATATACTGAGGAAGAGCGACAAAAAATAGAATGGGCTATTGGGTCCATTGTATCGGGTGAATCAAAGAAACTTCAAAAGTTTATGGTTCTGTATGGTGCCGCAGGAACGGGTAAATCAACAATATTAAACATAATCCAACAGCTGTTTGATGGGTATTATTCGGTATTTGACGCTAAAGCCCTTGGCTCGTCAAGTAATTCATTTGCATTAGAGGCTTTTAAAAGTAATCCGCTTGTTGCAATTCAGCACGATGGCGACTTGTCAAAAATAGAAGATAATACGAGGCTTAACAGTCTGGTATCTCATGAGCTGATGACGGTAAATGAAAAGTTCAAATCAACATATGCAAATCGGTTTAAATGTTTCCTATTTATGGGTACAAATAAACCGGTAAAGATTACGGACGGAAAATCTGGTCTTATTCGAAGACTTATAGATGTATCACCGTCCGGAAATAAATTAAATCAAAAAGAATATAAAACTGTTGTGAAACAGGTTGAGTTTGAACTTGGAGCTATTGCCTATCACTGTCAAGAAGTATATTTGTCCGATCCGAGTATGTACGATGATTATATTCCGATTACAATGCTTGGAGCATCAAATGATTTCTACAATTTCATCATTGATTCCTACTACACATTTAAAAAAGAGGATGGTACAACACTTAAAGCTTCTTGGGAAATGTATAAAACATATTGTGAGGAAGCTAAGGTGCCGTATCCATTTTCACAAAGACCATTTAAAGAGGAATTAAAAAACTATTTCCGATATTATAAAGAACGTTTCACATTAAAAGATGGCACACGCGTAAGGAGTTACTATTCGGGATTTCGAACTGAAAAATTTGAGGATAATGTTGTGTCGGATAAAAAAGATTTAAGCAAGCCTCAACTGATTAGTTTTGATTACACCGACTCGGTTTTTGACTCAGAATGTTCTGATTGCCCCGCACAGTATGCTACTGTCAAGGAAACGCCATCTCAAAAATGGGAGAAAGTTCATACAAAATTATCGGATATAGACACATCAAAGGTACATTATGTAAAAGTACCGGAAAATCACATCGTTATAGATTTTGATATTCCTGATGATGAGGGAAATAAAAGTTATGAAAGGAACTTGGAGGAAGCCAGCAAATGGCCTCGTACATATGCTGAACTTAGTAAAAGCGGATGCGGAATACATCTGCATTATATTTATACCGGAGATGTGAATAAGTTAAGCAGAATATATGACGACCATATTGAGGTTAAAGTGTTTACGGGCAAATCATCATTGAGAAGGAAACTTTCTAAATGTAATAATTTACCTATATCCACTATAGCTTCGGGCTTGCCGTTGAAAGGAGAAGAGAAAATGATTAATTTCGAAGGGGTGAAAAGCGAAAAAGGACTTCGAACCTTAATAAAACGAAACTTGAATAAGGAAATTCATCCCGGTACAAAACCGAGTATAGACTTCATTTATAAAATACTTGAAGATGCTTATTCGAGCGAATTGAATTATGACGTCACCGATATGAGGAATGCTGTTTTAGCGTTTGCTGCGAACAGTAGTCATCAAGCAGATTATTGCATTAAATTGGTGAATAAAATGCAATTCAAATCCGAAGAGCCGTCTGTTGGTACAAAAAATGATGAAGCCAAACTTGTGTTCTATGATGTGGAAGTATTTCCAAACCTATTTCTTGTCAATTGGAAAATTGAGGGCGAGGGTAAACCGGTTGTGAGAATGATTAACCCCACTCCACCGGAAATTGAAGAGCTTATGCGTTTCAGGCTGGTTGGATTTAACTGTCGAAGATATGATAACCACATACTCTACGCACGGCTCATGGGTTATACAAACGAACAACTATACAATCTTTCCCAAAAGATAATTACGGGTAGTCCAAATTGCTTCTTTGGTGAGGCATATAATGTATCTTATACAGACGTGTTTGATTTCAGTTCAAAGAAACAATCGTTAAAGAAATTTGAAATTGAATTGGGTATTCACCATCAGGAACTCGGATTGCCTTGGGATCAACCCGTGCCGGAAGAAATGTGGACAAGAGTTGCCGAGTATTGTGATAATGATGTCATTGCTACTGAAGCTGTATTCAATGCTCGAAAAGCGGATTTTACGGCTCGTCATATATTGGCAGATGTAGCCGGAATGTCGGTAAACGATACAACAAACTCTCTTACAACCAGAATTATATTTGGTAAGAATCGTAAACCACAAGAACAGTTTAATTACAGAAACATGGGAATGGTTCCGGATAACGAGGCTACCTATTCTATACACGATATCGAAACAGAGCCTGATTTCAAAAATATTGAAGCTGATGATTATACAGTATTTAATGAAAACGGACAACCATTATTCCCCGGATATACTTTTGAAAATGGAAAATCTACATATCGTAATGAAGAAGTTGGCGAAGGCGGTTATGTTTATGCAGAACCCGGTATGTACGGAAACATTGCTTTGCTTGATATAGCGTCTATGCATCCGAGTAGTATTGTGGCTGAAAATCTGTTCGGAGATGAATATACAAAACGCTTTAAAGATATTCTCGATGCACGTATTGCTATAAAACATAAAGATTTTGATAAAGCAAAAACAATGCTTAACGGAGCTTTGGCTAAATACTTAACTGATGAAAATGCTGCGGCGGATTTGGCTCAGGCTCTGAAAATCGCAATAAACTCGGTTTACGGTCTAACGTCGGCAAATTTTGAAAACCCGTTCAGAGATGCCCGTAACAAAGATAACATAGTTGCTAAACGCGGAGCTTTGTTTATGATAAATCTGAAGCATGAGGTTCAAAAACGTGGTTATACGGTTGCACATATTAAGACGGACTCAATAAAGATACCGGATGCAACGCCTGAAATTATTAAATTTGTTATGGATTACGGTAAAGCATACGGCTATAACTTTGAGCATGAGGCTACTTATGATAGAATGTGTCTTGTAAACGATGCGGTTTATATTGCAAAGTATAAAGACGGAAAGCATGCCGGAGAATGGACTGCTACGGGAACACAGTTTCAAGTACCATATGTATTCAAAACGCTGTTTAGTAAAGATGACATCGCTTTTGAGGATATGTGCGAAACAAAGTCCGTAAGCAGTTCTTTATATCTGGATATGAATGAAGATTTAGCCGATGTTTCTGATATAGAAAAATCTCTCGAAAAGGGTCTGAAAAATAAAACTTTAAGCGATTTTGAGATTGAGGAAGCGAAAAAAATAATAGCTGACGGACACAATTATATTTTTATAGGAAAGGTTGGTAGTTTCTGTCCAATTAAAGAGGGCTGTGGCGGTGGACTGCTTATGCGTGAAAAAGACGGTAAGTATTATGCTGCGACAGGTTCTAAGGGATATCGCTGGCTTGAATCGGAAATGGTTAAGGAACTCAGCAAAGAAGCTGATATAAACCGCTCGTACTACGATAATATGGTTTCAGATGCCGTGGATACAATTTCTCAATATGGCGACTTTGAGTGGTTTGTTTCGGATGACCCATATATTGAGAAAACGAAAGACGTTCCGCCGTGGATGATGCCCTGTGGTGATGCAAAGTATAACACTTGTTTCGATTGTCCGAATTTCCACAATGACGAATTCCATATGGATTGTAATTTGGGATATGATATTTCGGATATTATGATTAATGACAAAAATTTAAAGGAGGAAGCTTAGAATGGCTTATAAAAATGTAAATAATATTATTATCGAAGACGCAAGGATTATGTTTAGGAATTTTTCGGGAGAAGAAACCAAATATAATCGTGCGGGAAGCAGAAATTTCTGCGTAATTATTGACGATGCCGAACAGGCTCAACAGCTTGCCGAAGATGGTTGGAATGTAAGAATTTTGCCGCCTCGCGATGAAGACGATGAAGCAAGACATTATATTCAGGTTGCGGTAAGTTTTAATAACATTCCACCCAAGGTTGTGATGGTTACAAGAAGAGCACAGACGTTGCTCGATGAAGAATCCATTAATACTCTCGATTATGCTGAAATCAGAAAAGTCGATTTGACAATCAGACCGTACAGCTGGGAAGTTAATGGAAAGGAGGGCGTTAAAGCATATTTAAAGACAATGTACGTAACTATTGAGGAAGATGAGTTTGCTGAGAAATATGCTCAGGAAGAAGGTCCCGAAGAACCGTACAGACGGTAATAATTGTATATCAGGTGCCGCAAATGCGGGTAAATGTTTGTAATAACAGCCTGATATTTTTATTTGTACGAAAGGAGGAAAGAAATATGGATATAAGAGATTACTTTAAAAAACATGGTAAACAATTTTTAAAATCAGCTGCTACGTATTCTAAACATAAGCTCGTAGAAAAAGCCAAACCGACTGTTAATCAAACAGAGGATATTCCGAAAGTGTCCGCAATGGAAACAAAAGCGACAAAGCAGCCGATAAAAAAGACGGATTATGAAAAGGAATTTATAAATCATTTTAAGCAGCTTACATACAGACATCGTTCATTGGATGTTTGGAGTGATTTTGTAGCCATGTTTGCTTGTTCTATATCCAATTCACTGGATAAGGATAACTTTGACAAACGCGAAAAAATGTACTTACAAATAATCAATAAGTATAGTAAAGACGAGCAAAACATATTTCCGAAGTTGACTGCCGATACCGTAATGGCACTCGAAGAAAATCAAGAACAAGATTTTTTAGGACATATCTATATGAATCTTGGACTTGGTAGTAAAAGTACCTCTCAATTTTTTACACCATATCATGTTTGTAAATTGATGGCGGAAGTTGCTATTGGTGACGTCATGTCGGAAATCAATGAAAAAGGTTATATATCAATTAATGATCCATGCTGTGGTGCCGGGGCAACTTTAATAGCCGGAGTTAATGTTGTAAAGAATCATCTTGAAAAAGAAAATATGAATTTTCAAAATCATGTTCTTGTGGTGGCTCAGGACATTGACTTCACAGTTGCCGCTATGTGCTATATTCAGCTTTCTCTCCTTGGTGTTGCCGGATATGTAAAAGTCGGTAATTCTTTAACGGAACCTATAACGGGCGATGATAATATTGAAGACTATTGGTTTACACCAATGTATTTTTCGGATGTTTGGCATACTCGCAGGCTTTTGGAAAAGATGAAGAAATTGTTTGAGGAGAAATAAAAATGGCTGGAATACAATTATACGATTACCAATTGGATGCGATTGAGAGAATGAAAAACGGATGTATTCTTTGCGGCGGTGTTGGTTCGGGTAAATCTATGACCTCTTTAGCGTATTATTATCTGCAAAATGGTGGTGATATATCATTTTTAATGGGTGATGAATACGTGACGATGGACGATGTGCAAATTAAGGATTTATATATTATTACAACTGCCAGAAAACGCGATACACTGGAATGGGAAGGTGAATTGGCAAACTTCCTCCTCTCTACTCACCCTGACACAAGTCTATACAAAAACAAGGTAGTGGTTGATTCGTGGAATAATATCGGGAAGTATGCTGATATAAAAAACGCTTTCTTTATATTTGATGAGCAAAGAGTGGTCGGTTCAGGAGCTTGGGTTAAGGCATTCTTAAAAATCGCAAAGGTTAATCAATGGATTCTTTTATCAGCTACTCCCGGGGACACTTGGCAGGATTATATTCCCGTATTTATTGCGAATGGTTTCTATAGAAACAAAACAGAATTTACTCAGGAACATATAATATGGAAACGGTTCAGCAAATTTCCTCAAATTGATAGGTACATAAATACAGGGCGACTAATGAGGTTGAGAAATTCTATTCTTGTTAATATGGAATTTGATAGAAAAACGGTGTCGCATCACGAAGATGTATATGTCAATTATGATATTTCAAAGTATAAAGATATAACTCGAAATCGGTGGGATATATGGGAAGATAAACCAATAGAAAACGCTGCCGGTTTATGCTATGCGTTGAGAAAAATCGTAAACATTGATTCATCAAGGCAGGTAGCGTTAATGGAAATTGTGGAAAAGCATCCAAGAGCAATTATATTCTATAATTTCGATTACGAGCTTGATATTTTAAAAGGTTTGTATTATGGAGAAGATGTTGAAATTGCGGAGTGGAACGGACATAAACATCAACCGATTCCGGAATCAGATAAATGGATATATCTCGTTCAGTATAATGCTGGTGCTGAGGGGTGGAATTGTATCAAAACCGACACTATTATATTCTACTCTCAAAATTATTCCTATAAGGTTATGGTACAGTCATCTGGTCGAATTGACAGGCTAAATACGCCGTTTACAGATTTATATTATTATCATCTTAAATCTCGGAGCGGTATTGATTTGGCTATCAGCAGAGCGTTAAAGAGTAAAAAGAAATTTAATGAAACAAGATTTGTTAAGCAGTATTCGGTTACTGTTGAAAATCCGTTCGAACTTCCTATAAGGAAAGTCGCTTAAAATTGAAAGGAGAAAAGAAATATGTTAAAAAAATTTAATTTTGGAGATCGGGTTTGTGTTAGCGAGCATATCGTCTCTTATTCTACTACAGGGAAAAGAGATTTGTATAGCACAGTCGGTGTTGTTGTGGACAAAACTCCAAACAGTTACGGGGTAAAACTTGCAGGGCTTAGAAGTAGTGAGGATAAGGATGGTCTATTTTGGTTCAAACCACAGGATATTATCCCGCAGGAAGAAATGGACAAACTTGATAACAAGAAAGAAGTTTTGGTTGGCGATCTGAAAAATGGATATTCGTATGCCACCGCCAAGGAAGCGGAGGAGTTGCGTATACAGAGAGAAGCAGCAGAAAAACTGAGGCATGAAGTTGAGGATATGATTGCAAAAACATATTTTAGCATTACATTTCAGCCACCCCGAAGTGTCGAAATCACAAAAGTCATATTCAACGATCCGGCGACTATCGTATTCTGGTCTGATGGCAAAAAGACCGTTGTGAAATGTGCTGAGAGTGAAGTTTTCGATGAGGAAAAGGGGTTGGCTATGGCTATTTCTAAAAGAGTTCTCGGTAATAAGGGTGATTATTATAACGAGTTTAAGAAGTGGCTGCCGAGAATTGAGGTTCCTTGCGGAAGAAAAAATTGCGACGAGTGTGATGATTTATCATTAAACAAAGCGATTACTGGTGATGCGCGGTACAAATGTTATAGTTGTAGGTATTTAGAGGTACCTCTGAACAAAGAGCCATGTGAAGATTGCAATTATCATAACTCTAAATATAAACCAATGAAAGGAGAAAAAAATAATGGAAGACGTATATAAAGAGGTTTACTTTAACAAATACTGCGAGTCTTGTAAACACAAAGAACTACCGGAAAAAAACGACCCGTGTCACGAATGTTTAAATAACCCGGTAAATTTATATTCGCATAAACCTGTAAATTGGAAAGAAAAGGAGAAATAAAAATGATAACATTATTAATTATTTTGGCATTGTGTGCGTTGAGCTGGGTAATAGTTTGCGCTTTTATCAAATTAATCACTATGTGTTTTGGGTTGGCATTTAGCTGGGCTATAGCCACCGGCATATGGTTGATAATATGTTTAATAAACTTATTGTTTAAAAAATAAGGAGGCTGTAAATGAACAAGTTTATATTTCCAATGGCGCTAATAATTCTCGATGTTGGAGCGGCATTGGTTTACGGAATAAACGGTGATATTAGGAAAGTTATTTATTGGCTTGCCGCTGCGGTACTTAATATAACT